TGATGGTATGGCTAATGGGATAAAAGCCGCTATAAAAGAAACAGATAATCTTGGTGATGCTTTACTGGGTGTTGCTGCTAGTTTCTTAGACTCTATAAGCACAACATTGATGCAAGCAGGAACACGCAAGCTGATTGGTAGTTTTGGTCTTGAAAATTTGTTTACGGCTCAAAAAGGTGGTGTCGTACGCGCACAATCAGGTATGTATGTTTCAGGAACTGGATCTGGAGATAAATATCCAGCGATGCTTGAGAATGGTGAATATGTATTAAATAGAAGAGCGGTAATGGCAATGGGTGGTCCAGCTTCGCTTGATACCTTAAATTTCTCTGCTGCGCCTCGTTTCGCTAGTGGTGGAGCATTCAATGCGGAATTGAGTGATATAAAATCAATGGAAGACGGTATGACCACTTTTGGTCTTGAAAATAGCTCATTATATAAAGAATTACGTGACGCTGAAATACAAAAGGCTGAACAAGACAGACAAAAGAAACGCGCAAGACAAGCTCAAACAGCCCAAATGGTTGGGTCTATTGTAGCTTCTATAGCAACAATTGGAATAGGCGCTGGAATATCTAATAAAATGGGAAATATCCAAGCCGGTAAAGCTCAAACTTTATCCGCCAAACTAAATGCAACTGGAGGTGCTGGAATGACAAATTCAGAGCTTGGGTCTTTAGCTAAATTTCAAAAATCTGGATTGTTAGGAAATAATTTTGAGTATAAAGGTCCAACTAATATACAATCAGGATTTAATTCATTTTTATCAGGACCATCATTTGGACCAAATAGAGCTTTAGTTACAAAACCTATGGGTCGTCAGACTGGTGGTTCAATAGGTTCTCGTTTATCAGATACAATTCCTGGTTATATGGAAGGTGGATTATATAATAGCCCAATGGTTAAACAGTATGGCGCAGGAATGCAAGGCGGGGGAACATCTGCTGTAGCTAATAATTCTAATACTGTTAATAATAGTAATGCTAGTAATTCATTTAATTTCAACACTTCAGTTAATAGAGACGGCGCTATACAAATGGGAGCAGATAGTTCAACATATAAACAGCAAGATGTTGAATTATCAAATAATCTTAATACTAAAATATATGGAGCAGTTCTTGATGTTATTCGTGAACAACAAAGATTTGGCGGTTCATTAGCTGGTACAAGAAAAGCATAAAATGAAAAATACAATACTTAATTATGAAAATGTTTTTTATCTTGACGGCCAGGCTATTTCAGGAGTTATATCAGTTGATGGTTCGTATTCAATTAATTATGCGCCAATTAACACAATAGGAATTGGGTATAATAAACAAGTAATTGCGGATGTACCTACGGCTGAATTTAATGTTAATAAATATTTAGTATATAATGAGCCGTTTTTAAATTTTACAGGTCAAAAAAATAATTTAATAGCTCCTAGTTTTGCTGGAAGCATAAATTATAATAATAGATCAATAGGATTTCAAAGTGGATATTTAAGTTCTTTTGGCTTGTCTTGTTCGGTGGGTGATATTCCACAGACTTCGATGAGTATTCAAGTTTTTGGAGATATAGGATCTGGATACTCAGCATCAGGCACTAGACAAGCAAGATACGTTACTGTTCCGCAGGTAAAAGACATAAGTATAACATGTAGCGGCTCTTCATCTAATAGAATAACTAATTTCGATTATTCTATAAATTCTCCTAAAAAACCAATTTACACATTGCAAACATCAAATAATTATATTCCATATGAGGTATTGTGTGATTTTCCTATAGAAATAAGCGTAAGTTTTAATATTGAAATTGATGATTTTCAATCCAGAAAATTATACGAGCAATTAAATAATGATATTGATTCTTCGTTTAGTTTGTTAATTGTTGGCGCTGTTCTGCAAGATCAAAATCTATTGGCAGATTCAAATCAAGATTTAGATATTGGAATAGATGATTTAATTGTGGCTAGAAAATCTGTTGGGGTTTCTTTGTTTAACCAATCTTTTAATAATGTTAAATTAGTATCTCAAGAATTTAATTCGAATGCGGATGAGATTTTAAGTGTAAAACTTAATTACAAAGGATATTTAAATTAAAATATGTCAATAACACTTTCAAGCTTATCGGCAAAATTAGGAAGCGCTGTTGTAGATACAGATATCTTTTTAGTTTCAGATTCTACGTCCGCCAATAATAATAAAATAGAAAGATCTGAATTAGCCAAGTCTTTTAATTATCTAACAGCACAAAACGCTAGTGGTATTTCTTTATTTGAAAGTGCGGGTCTTGTTGGTTTAACAGTAAGTGGTAGTAATGGATTTGTTGGTATAAATGATAAAACTCCTTATGTATCATTAGATGTTGCTGATAATACAAGCGCAACGAATGGATCAGGTCAAATTAGAATTAGTACGTCTAGCGCAGCTAGAAAAATTGGAATTTCTATAACAGATCCAAACCTGTATTATCAAATAGCAAAGGAGCCTAATGATACAAAATTATATTTAGAATCATCAATAAATAATGGCAGCACTTTTACTAATTTAATGGTTGTTGATCAAAGCGGAAATTTTGCGTTTCATGGAACTACTGGAGCTTTAACAAGAAAATTTTTAGTAAGTGGCGAGTTTTCTGAATTTCAAAATTCTGGGAATTCAATTATATTAGATCCGTATAATGGTGAAATAAAAACTAACGCTACTGATGAAGTATTTTCAATAAATTATAATAATTTAGCTGATATTAGATTAGGATATAATGCTATATATATTGATAATGATTTATTATTACCAAAAGTTGGAATTAATACTACAACTCCTTATGCGCCATTAAACGTAAGCGGATCTGGAATAGTAACTAGATTAGATGGTAATACAAATAATACAACTTTAGCTTTAGGAAATACAGTTGATTCTGGATATTTTGGAGTTATAAATAACAAAACTTATCTTGGCCCTTCTTATGACGATTCGGTTTCAAATTTAGTTTATAGTCACGCTGGAGAAGGTTTATTGGGGCTTGGAATAAGCGCTCCACAATATAAATTAGACGTTAATACAATATCTTCTGAAACAGTAGCTCACTTCGCCAACACTGGAACGGTTAAAACATGTGAAATAATTATAGCTGCTAATAAAGCTATAGGTGGTGCAGATACTGGTCCAAGAAATTCATTTGCAACTTTTTCTAGATATGATAGTGCAGTAGATACAGATAAATGGTCTATAGGCAATATATATAATGATACAACATTCGGTGGATCAGATGATTTTGTTTTTATAAAAGGAGGTTATTTTGGAACAAGCCCAAATGTTGTCGCAAAATTATCTACAGTTGGTGATTTTGATATTGATGGGAGATTTACAACAAACTCTTCTTACTGTAAAGGTCATTTTATTGAAGTGCATAATTCAAGTTTAACTGGCACATCAAATATATATATAGATCCTTTCGGTGTTAATGGTTCTTCTACGGTTAGTAGTGGTAACTTTAATAATGATGCTCCATTTGGGGTGTCAATGTATAATGGTAAATTAGAAAGAGTAAAATTATTAACATCAGACACGATTGCCACTAATGTTGTTTTTCAATTTTACGCAATAACTCCAGCAGTTACGGCTACAAACGGTTATAACAATATAAATACAACTGGAGATTATGCTAATGTCAAATGTAGTGGAACAGTAACATTAAATACGAATCAAATAGCTGAAATAGTATTCCCTACATTTGGAAGTTTTACTTCTGGTCAGTTACTTCAATTTAGATTATTTAAATCGGATTTTACAACATTAAATATTCCAGTAAAAGTAACAAGTTCTTTAAAATATATTGTTGTTTAATGAGTAAATTCATAAAATATGAAAATTTAGATTTTAGAATAAATAGCGAAACTTTTTATTCTACATCTGTTAAAATTTCTTTAAGATCTAATATTCAACCAGTTTTATTAGCTGATGGAAGTTTATTGAGATACGCTCCTCAAGAGACTGTGGTTGGATCGTTATCTACAGAATTTTATCTTACTGGATCGTTACCAAATTATCTTAATATAGTAAACTCTTCAGAATCAAGTATAAATTGTAGTTTTGGTGGCGTTTCTGTTCAAAATTGTTATGTTAAAAGTATAAATTTTACAGCATCTCAATTTTCTCCTATTTTATTGAGTATTGATTTCGATTGGTATGGAAAAATAAATTCAGTAAATAGCACATATAATTTAACAAATAAATCTATAGGTGGTCCAAGTGGGCCAACTGGTCCAGCCGTGCAAAAATTAACACAGATTTCTCATTCAAATAATTCTTATATATCTGATTTATCTAATGTTTTTGGTTTTTCTGAGATATTTAGTTATTCATATAATGAAAGTTGCGACAGAGTTCCATTTTATAAAAATGGTGAAATAACACCATTTAGAGTGGCAAAAATAAATAAAGCGAAAGCGGTGTCAGTTGATGGCAATTATTTTAAAAAATCTAATATTTTAGATATTGAAGGTATAGAATCTATTTGTGATATATATTTAAAAGATTATAATAATAATCTATTAAACACTTTTAGCATATCTGGTAGATTAGATTCAAGATCTTTAAATATAGATTCAAATGGAATATTGCAAAGCACTATGGCAATTAGTCAAAGGGTTGCTCCACTTAGGAGTTCATTATGAGTAAATTTTTAGATACACAATTTTCAATTTCTGGAATAGCTAATTTTGACATTGGCGATTCTTATGTACAATATAATTTAGTTGACTTTGAATATTTTACTGGAAATTTAAAAGATCCAACTAATTTGTCTGGTCTTTACGCATGGTTTAATCTTGATGATTTAAATAATCTAGAATTTGATGCATCAGGACGTATTTATAAATGGTATAATAACGCTGTCGGTCATCAAATAGGTCAAGATCTTAATAATTATTCAACAATAGAAAATAGACCTTTTTACGATCAAAATAAAAATTGTGTAACTTGTAAGTCGGATTTAAGTAAATACTCTGTTAATAGTTTATATACGACAGGTGATGGTTTTGTTGGATTTTTAACAGGTGATCGTTGTTGGTTCGTGGTTTATGAGTTCGATGATTTACGACAAGGAAATTATGGAGCATCTATAAAGCCCAATATAGCTACAATTATAGATACTGATTTATATGCAACAACTTATACAACAAGTGGATTCTTAGGAGTTTCAGGTAATAATGAAATATATAGTTGGAATACAGCCGTTCCGTCTTTATCTCAGCAATTTATAATTAACGCTACAGGAGCAGCAGAAAATTCTCCATTGAATGTTAATTCTTGTTTTTCTGCTTCTAAAGTTTTAAAAAATAAAAATATAGTATCTATAATAAAAAATAATACAACTAACAATTTACGATTAAGAAATAACGGTTATGAATTATTAAACGTAACATCTAATCATTTTAATTCTGGATGCAGCGGATTAATGATGGGGGCCGCGCAAAACGCTCATCCAAGTCAAAATAATTTATATAATTATGATGCGTCAAACATTTCTTATTATGAAATATTGGGTTTTGCTAAAACACCAACTGATGATGATATATTGGCGGTAGAAAAATATCTTTTTGAAAAACATTTTACAAATGATGATGGTTTATATATTTGTAAATCTAATTTTACTGTTTCTGATTATCGTTATTCTCCAATAAATATAACTGGATCTCAATATCTAACAAAAGAAATCGATTCTGTTTTTAATAAAACATATGGATGTTCGGCCAGTTTTTCTACAAAAGCCGAAAGAATGAATTATGGAGATAATTATTTTACAAATGTAATACCTAATATAAATAATTTAAATTCACAATTTAATTTAAATTATGATGGTCTTACTGATATTCAAGCTAAATGTCTAATAGGATTTTTTCAAAACACTTTTGAATATACTCCTAAAAATATTGTTGATTCTTATGAAAATGTTAAAATAGATTTATTCTTTCCATATAAAAACAACTCAAAAATTTATTTTTCTGATTTGCAATATAATTCGGTAGAAGCTAATTTAAATAAGATTTCAATCAAATGCGAATCAGCTTATGATTCTAGTTTAGACTATAGAGGGTTTCAGGTTACTGGAAAAGATGTAACTTCTTTTTTTAATGAAACTAAATCTTATTTTAAGAATGACGTAGTCTATTATAATACAAATGCAGAAAGTCAAAAAGGTTATTATTGGTACACTGGAATAGATAATACTATTCCCACACATACGCAAAGACCTTCTGGAGCAAATTCATTATTTACAAGATCTTTTTATTTTCAACCAGAATTAGATTTTGAAATCCCAATTTCTCCAAAATTTACAAAAACAGAATTCAATAATTCTGCCGCTGCTTATGAGAACTATGGAATTAATAAAACTAATTTAGAATTTACATATAATTTATCAAATAGATCTGATAAAGAAACTGAAGCTATTTTAAAATTTTTAGATTCGAATGCTGGTTTTAAAATTTTTGAAATGACATTGCCAGCCCCTTATAATAAATTAATAAATGTTTATTGTCCAGAATGGAATCATTCATATAAATTTAAAAATAATCATGATCTTTCAGTCAAATTTATAGAATTTAAAGGTTTAACAGAGTCGGACATATATTTCAATACGTTAATAAAATTATGACATATGTAAATACAACAGGAAAACATATTGGTGAATGCTTGACGGGTTTTGGTTCTAGTTATCCAGTAGTAATTTATAATAGTGGAAATTCTGATGTAGAGTACGCTATTGATGTCAAAAATAATACAAATGTATTTTCTACATCTAATTCTGAATTAATAATTAATAACGGTTCGACTGGAGTCTTTTATATATTTTATAAACCAACAATCACTGCTTCTGCGGCTGATGAAACAGCGGATTTTACAATCTTTGGTCAATCTGTTGAAGATGGAGCTATTGATCCAAGCGGTTTAATAACAATAAATGCAACTGGATCAAGAATAATAACCAATACAGCAGGAGCAGTGCGTAAATTTGTAGCTTTAAAAAATTACGATGTAAATAATGGAATTAATTATGATTTTAGCTGGTTACCTCCAACTGGTACTGGATCTTTGAAAAATTATTATTTTACAGGATATCAATTAGATATTGCAACAGGTACTGATTTTGTAACAAATACCGTTTTTACGACTGGAATAATTAGCGCTCAAAACGCGACAAACAATCCTAAATTTGCGTCTTTTTATGGATATCCAGAATTAGAAAATACAGTAAATGTTTCTAAAAAAAATTTTCCAACTTTAATTTTAGACACTGGTTATTATGCAAGAATTTATACATATAGCACTAACAATACTGGAATAAGTATTTATGCTACAGGTATAGATTCGGTTAGTGAACAGTTGTCTGAAGAAGTTGTTAATGGAAATTCTGGAGTTAAACCAAACATTGAATTCAAGAAAAAAGCATTAAACGTTTATATAGAAAATGGTAATTACATAAATTACGATTTATCAGAAAAAATATTAAAAACAAATCAAACAATTTCTGATTTTACATTTTATTCCGGTATAAATGTTTATTTTCCAGGAAATTCAACGTTCTCTTCTAAAGATGAAAATAGTTATGCTGTCGATTTAAATAATGTAGTATTACAAAACTTCACGGGAGATAAAAATGGTACTTTTATTAATTTTTACATACCTTACAATTGCAATATAATTGGAAACTTTGGAAAAGGTGGAGATATTATTACTTCTGATGTATGGATGAATACTGATAAAAAAGAGTTTCTACAAAGCGTGTTAGACAAAACAACGGCAGAATACAATAAAACAAACCCAACATTATCAGATTCAAAATCTGGTGGAAATGTATTAAAATTAGACGCTAAAACAGATAAGGATATAAAAGATTTTATTTATAATATTTATACGGAAAAAAATAGTTTCATAGCTGCTGGTGGAGGTGGTAATAAAGCTGGTATAGCTGAAATTGCAGGACTTAATGAAGTTTATGGTTTAAGTTCTGATAATTTAATAAAAGGCACTCTTTATCAATTAAATGGAGCTTTTAATAAATATGGAATAAATACTAAATATGATTTATTTAGAGGGCAAGCCGCTCAAGTTAGAAATGGAGGCGCAACTACTACGACTTCTGCGATTATCGCTTCTTTTTTCTCAAACAAATCAGAATATGGAGAAGATGGTTCTAATACGTTTTATCTTAAATACTTGGACAATATTTATAATAAAAATATATCATTCAATCAAAATACGTATTATAAACCTATAGTATATACTGATATAAATAATTTTCCCATAACTTATAATCCAACAGGTTTAAGTTTTTTAAGTATGCCTGGTGCAGTTTCTCAAGCTGGAAATTTAATTAAAAAATACTCTAATTCGTCGTTGAGATATTCTTTATATAACACTGATATACCTACTGATTATATTTTTAGATTAGAAAATTCTTTATTGACAAGCTCGTCATCTTGGGTAGCACAAAATAATAACGCTTCAACAATTTTTACTTTAAATACGTTAAGTGGAGGTGTTTCGTATAATTCTAATTTTAATTCAACAGGATACAGAGCTTTAACTATTACAAACGGTTCTCTTTCTGGGCTTATTTCTGGCTCATCAACTTGTAAGAATTTTGATTTGTATCTAGTTGGTTGTTTTGGGGGAACAATGACTCCACCAAAAACTTTCAACTTGATAAATTGGTATGCAGACGCAACCAAGATAAGCAAAAAACACGTAAATTTCAAACAATTCACTGATGCAAATGTTTCTATTAATAATTTTGCAGAGTCTAATACTTTTAATTTTTTCACTTCTTTATTGTACAATTTTAAAATTTATAATGAAGCGACAACAGATTTCTTTTCATTCAATAAAGGGGCTGAAAATTCATATTATCAATTATCTAAATGTTTGAACACTAGTTCTTTCACAATATATCCATTTATTTTAAATATAAAAAGAACTGGATCGGTTTATACAATATACGTAAACGGGCAATTGCATACTTTTTATGATTTAAATTTTAGTACAGAATCATCAGCAAGAAATATAAATAACTTTATTTCAGAAATATTATCTACAACATTTAGATTAGAAAATAACGACACTGCAATGTCTACTAGTTTTTTTGATATTTTATGTTATAATAGAGTTTTATTTAATGATGAAAATAGAAAAGTTAATAATCATTTATTGCAAAGTTATATGAAATTATTTACAGGAATTACTTCGAATTCTTATTTAAGTATTACTGATAGAATTAGATTTCCAAATGTTTTTAATTTAGCTGGTAAAATATCATCATTATAATGAACACTTTATTTAAACTTAATAATTATGTAATATTAGATTTATTTGAAATAGAATTAGAATCTAATGAGGGGTATTTAAGATTTCATGGGTCTAAGAATTTTAACAAAAATTTATTTTTCCAAAATAAAGAATATATTTTTATACCTTGTGAGTTCTCTTCTTACGAAACCTCCTCGGACGGTAGACAAAGTAGACCTAAATTGCAAATCGGTAATATAAATAATTACTTTTCTAAAGTGTTGCAAGACAGAAATAATCTTATAGGTAAAAACTTTAATAGAAAAAAAATATTAGCTAAAGATTTAGATGTTAGTAATTTTGAAAATAACATTAATCCATATGGAATATCTAGTTTTAATACTTATATAGCGTTTGATAGGTTTGTGGTAAACGCAAAGATTGCAGAAAATTTAAACTTAGTAGAGTTGGAATTAACAACAAAAGTTGATGTTGAATCATTATCTATTCCTGCAAGAAAAATTACTAATGATACGTGTTCGTGGAATTATAGATGTTATGGATGTAATTATGGAAACAATAGAGATTATTCAGGGCCTAAATTACCAGTAACAATAGGGGGTGGTTTCAACGGTTATTTAGGAGCGCCAGTTGCTGATGAAAATGATAAAGTTTTTGTTAAAAAAGCGAATAGCACTAATTCAGGAGATTTATATGATTTACCTTATAATGGCAGTTATAATTTAACAAGCTTAACATATAAAAATGAATGGTTGGCTACCACTTCTTATGTGGTTGGAGATTTTATTTATGTAGATGCTGTTTCTAACGCTAATTTAGAAAACGATGAATCAGAAATAGTTTCTTTAAACAAGCCAAAAAATTATTTTGTTTGCATAATTAATAATGTAAATAAATATCCTTCACAAAATACCGACGTTTGGAAACAAGATAAATGCTCACGTACTTTAAGAGGATGTAGATTAAGATTTAATGATAATGTTAATTTAACTAAAGATAAACCATATTTACCATTTGGGGCCTTTCCGGCTACATTCCCATACAACAATGAATCTAAAACCTGAAATATATGAGGAATTGAGATCTTATTCTAATAAAAATGCTAACGAAGAGATTTGCGGGTTTATTGTAGAAAAAGACTCGGTAATTAAATTCATTCCAGTCGATAATAAACACCCAGAAAAACAAAATCACGTTTTAGTTTCTCCTAAAGATTACTTGCAAATAAAAAATAATTACACAATTTTATACTATTTTCATAGTCATCCTGAAAGCTTTGATTTTTCTAATGTTGATTTATTTTATCAAAAATATCATAATTTAAATATGATTATCTATGATATTAAACAAAACATCTTTAAAGAAAAGAAGTGTAAATTAATATAATATATGGTTAATATTAAATTACATGGTATTTTCGAAAACTATGTGAAAACAGAATGGCATTTAAATGTCAAAACTGTTTTTGAAGCATTTGAGGCTATTGAGGCTAATAGTGGAAAATTGTTAGAAGCTTTGGGTAATTTTCAGGAATATTTAACACACTTTATCATATATGTTGATGATAAACCAGTAGCTCATGAATATTTTAATTCGCCAATATTAAAAAAAGATTCAAAAATAGAAGTTGTTCCTTTGATAATTTCATCTGCATTTGGTTTAGATGATATTTTAATAGCTTTGTTATTGATTGCGATATCTACAGGTATACAAATGTTAGTTACTAGTTTAATGACTCCAAAAGCCCCAAAAGATATTAAAAATAATTCAAGACTCTTTTCTGGTTATGAAAACGTAACTAAAAGAAACGTGTCAATTCCTATAGGTTATGGAAGATTAAAAATAGGAAGTATTGTTGTTGCCAATGATGTAATATTAACAAATAAAATTAATAATAATTAATTTATGGGCGCGAATTCAATATATCCAGTAAGATTAACGGAAGACATGGAAAGAGATATTCCGCAAAGTATTGGAGCTTCAAGCCAGGTTCAGCAGGGTTCTAATAGTTCAAATCCAAATTCATTAATAAACACATCTTCTTTAAGCGCTTCCTCATCTAAAACCGATGTAGTTAAAATATTTATAGAAAATGATTTAGTTTCTACGATATCATATGCATCTTCTTTTATAACAGCAGATGCGACTTTAGATACAGAATCTTTTTATGAAAGCAATGATCTTTTATGTGAAGGGCCTATTGAAGGTTTGGTAGATAAAGATGGTAATATTTTAAATTTGCTTGATTTGAATTCTACGGTTAAAAATAGAAATTCTTCATTAGCTTATGGTATTTATTACAACGATATTTCAGTAAAAGATAAAAATACAAATTTATTAAATTTAACAGCAGCTAATTTTAATTTAACTTTAGGAAATGAAGTAAACAATTTTAATGATATATCAAGCAGTGTCTACTCTTATGATTCTAGAGTTTACGATTTAGATCAAGATCCAAATATAGCTAGTTTTAATAATTTAGATAAATCGTATATAGGAGAACAGTTTTCTGATTTAACTTCTAATCCATTATATCAACAATTAATATATTTAAAAAATAAAGCGAGAAGCTTTTCTCATTATGTAAAAAATAAATATATAACTTCAGCGACTGTAAATGTAAAAATAGATACATGCTTTTATATAGGAGGAAAAGGAGAAACTTGTGGAAATAATATTCGTTTTATATTATCGGTTACTAATATTACAGAAAAAACTACAACATATTTTTATTATCAATCTTACTTTGTTGCAAAAGGAAATCCTGTTATAATACCAATTCAAATACAATTCAAGAGAGAAGTCAATTTATCTGGAAACCCTCCAGAATATTTAATAAATGTATATAGTGTAGAAAAAAGATTAACTGCAATTGGTTCAAAAAATAGAACATTAAGTAATAATTCTAGAAGTTTCTCAATAGATTCTATAGTTGAAAGAGTAGATTATGCATTTTCTTATCCTTATTCAGCGGTTTGTCAAAATACAATTAGCGCTAAACACTTTGCTAATATTCCGGTCAGAAGTTTTGATTGTAAATTATTAAAAGTAAAAGTCCCGAATAATTATGACTCTGATGCTAGACAATACGATGAGGATTGGAGCGGAGATTTTAGTAAATTATTAAAATGGACTGATAATCCGGCTTGGATTTTTTATGATTTATGTATAAATAGCAGATACGGTTTAGCTAAATCATCAATGTCTGAAAAAGATTTAAATAAATGGGAGTTATATAAAATATCTAAATTTTGCGATGAATTAGTTATTACTAATGCTGGAACCAAATATAAAGAAGATGAATTCACTTTCGATAATAAAATACAATTAAATCAAACAGATTACAATACAATAACTTTTACTTCAATTGAGGCTTTAAATACATTACAAACTAGATACCCAGAAAAAAGCATAATATATTTATATAATATAAAGAATAATCTTGATGAAAATATAAACATAAATTTTAAAAAAATTATATTGTCAGTAACAAAAGTAGGAAATACAGTAAAAATAAAGTTATGTAATGATTTTGGTATTAGAAAATTTATTGAATCTGATAATTCTGGTAGATTTTATGATTCTTTAAAGCAGTATATCGTTGGGAATCCTGAAGTTTTAAATACAGAAGATAACGCTAAAAGCTTTGCTATATCGTATTTAAATAATATATCAAATTCAATAAATACATATGATTCTACCGCTGAAAACATATCGTTATCTTTTAGAAATAAAAAGATTTTTGATAGCTCTTTAAATGTAGCGTCTGGAAAATGTGTTGTAAAACATCCAGAATATGGAGATTTTTTAGAACCTAGATTTTCTGCTAATATCTATATAAATGAAGCCACAGAGGGGTTGAAAATATTAAGTGATTTATCGTCTGTCTTTAGAGGTATTTTTTATTTTAAAAATGGTCTTTTAAATTTAAATACAGATGTGAAAAAAGCTACTTCTTATGTTTTTACAAATTCAAACGTAAAAGAGGGTCTTTTTAATTATAGCTCTTCTAATTTAGAATCTTCATATTCGGTTGCTAAAGTATCGTATTTAGACAAGACAGATAATTTTAAAGATAAAGTAGTCTATGTCGAAGATTCTACATTAATAAAAAAATACGGTTTAATAGAAAAAGAAATATTAGGCTTTGGAATAACTTCTAAGTATCAAGCCGAAAGAATAGGCAAATGGTTTTTAACAACAGGTAAACTAGAGTCACAAACAGTTGCTTTTTCCACTGGTATAGAAGCTAGTCTTTTAAAAATAGGAGATATAATTAGAATCGCAGATAATCTTAAAAATTCTAAATTGGAGTTTGGAAAGGTTACATCTTTAGATTTTAAAAATAATTATATATATATTGATAGAGAGCTTAAAAACGATGTGACCGGTAAAAGAATAAAAATTTTATCAATTGTTGACGACGAGCCATTAGAAAGCACGTTGAGTGTTTTTGAAAGCGATAATTCAGAATTAAAGTTAAAATTATTGCCTTATGATTATTTTAGTTGGAATATAAAAAGCAAAGCTATAGCTTCTGATAATGGAAGAACCTTATCGTCTGATTTGATTTCAGCGGCAGCTTGGGATAAAAAAGCTTTTACAAAGCAAAGTTATGTTGAAGATTGTCAAATTTCTTTTAAAGTTGCAGAAGTTTCTCAAATTTTTATTTGTGGTTTAAGTTCTGCTAATAATATATCAAATAGTTATGAAGATATTCAGTATGCTTTTTATATAAATAGCGGAAATTTATTAGGAGTTTTTCCTGGTTATCCAGTAGCGGTTCCATTTAATTTTAATAAATCTATAACAAGTTCTGATTTATTGACCATATCATATGACGGAGTTAACGTAACTTTTTATTTAAATCAACAAAAATTAACAGATCCACAGCCAAGAACGAAAGGGAATCCTTTATATGCGGTTGCAGCTTTTAATACTCAATTTGCAAAAATAAATGAAATAACATTTTCTAGATATCCATTGCCAATGTATAATAGCTTTTCTAATTTAAGATCTGACGCTAATTTTTCTATATATTTAGAAAATGATGCTGAACAAGAAGATTTATATAGAGTTGTAGGTATGAATGAAGCGTCTGCAAACGAATATGGAATTTCAGCTATGAAATACAATGCTGAAAAATTCGATGTTGTGGACAAAAATGAATATATAGATGAAAATCAATACAATAAAAAACAAGTGATATTTGCTACAGATGATTATATAAGACCTGCTTTTTCTGATACCGTAATAAATGAAAACATAAAACAAACATCTTTATCTTATATTCAAGCGATAAATATTAATTTTGATTATTCTTTTTCTATAGAAAACGAAGTTTTAACAGACGCTTTCAATTTTAAAAACTACCTAAGTATAGAGATTAATTTTATTAAACTGTTTTCTATATTAGAGAATAATAAATATATCAATGGTTTATACTGCACAATCATAAAAGATGGAAAAGTTTTAAAATTTAAACAATATAAGAACCAAGCAGCTAAAATTTCTATTTTTCTTGGACAGAACATATCATTACAAAACAATAATACTGTAGTGTTCGATATAGATTTGTATGCTTTTGATTCTAATATGCGTTTAATTAATGTGTAAAGTATAATATGGCATTTATCAGCAACACAGGAATTGATTACGATAGCGCTTTTGCTATAAAAAATATTGATTTAAGTTTAAATGGTATTTTTTCGTCAAAGAATACCTCTTATTCGCCAACAAGTTTTGGAATAGATCCTTCAACTTCCTTTGTCAGTGGCTTCATGGCTGAAAATCAGATTTCTTTGTCTTGGGCTGTAGAAAGACCAATAACTAAAGATTTAATTACTTCGTTTGTTAACGATGTGGGGTTTTCTGGTTTTTATGTTAATTATTATGATACTGGAAGAAGTTTAATTTTTACAGATACTAACGCTTTTAATAGAACTAATTATAAAATAACTTCTCAAGAGTTGTTTAGTATATTCTCATCGATTACCGGATCAAATAGCGCTGTTAATTATAATCAATTTTTTATTGATATAGTAAGTCAAGATTTTCAAGGCAGAACAAGCACTGGAATTGCTTTAATAAATTTTGGCGTACCAAGTGTACAAATTAGTGGTTACAGTATAGATAATACAACAAATTTAAATTTAAACTATACAGATAGACAGATAATTGAATCTTTAGATTTATTTGTTACAACGGGTCAATCTTTTGATCCTTTAAGTCAAGATTATTTATATTACGCAAATTATAACGCTCCATCTTTAGATAACGTTTATGTTCCAGATTTAATTCGATTAAATCAAAATCAACTGACAGATAATGAAATAAGACTTCCTTATTATGTTCATTTGATTCCTTATAGTTATTTTTCTAGTGGTCAAAAAATAACATCTTCAGGCATAAAGCCATCTTCTTATTCTGAGGTGTTTTTGCCAGAAAAAATAAATAATGTTACTGGCTATGCGTTTAATAATTTTAATAAGACTTCTAAAGAATTAGACTTAAATATTTTTGTAAAGTGGGATGCGATTACAGAGTCTCAAGATTGTTCGTTTCATATCTTAGTCGAAGAGAGTGGGTCAAATTCTAATAAATACGATTATTTTTTACAAAATAGATCTTTAGATAAAATTTCATCAATATTATACGGTACTGGAACTGGATTAAGTTCATCTGGTACAATTTTTCAAAATTATGGATCTTCAGGAATACGATGGAATGACCATACAATTTATACTGATAATTTAGGTTCTTTACCAACAGGTATTTATGATCAATATTCTACAGGAATAAATTATATTACAGAAATAAGAATACCTTCTGGGGTTTCAAATTCTTCAGAAGTTTTTCTGTGCTATAATTATACTGGTAATAATGAATTTAGTTTCTTGCCAAGTGGTGGATATTTTAGCGGTAATGTATATACTGGCACATATTCTGATGTTAGATATTTATCAATTTTTACATCGAATGTTAGTGGGTTCAATGATTTAAATGATACTGTAACAGGAATACAAATAGCAAAAAGAATAACTGGTTTTGCGGATTTTGCATATTCAACAATAGATCCATCTTTCGTTTTTCCAGTAAAAGAAGATACTAATTATTTTGTAAAAGTTCGCGCAATAAATACTGATGAGATTGTTTCAGAATTCTCAGATACTTTATATATTAGTTCTGGATATATAAATCAAGCAATAAATCTTAGTCCGTTAAGTGGTAAAAAAGTAATTGATGGGTCTGGTGTTAGTGGATATATACCAAAATTCTCTGATTCAGATACATTAACAACAGGTACATTATATTATAGTGGTAGTAATAATTTAGTTTTTACTGAATTACCAACAACCACAACAACTGAAGAGTTGTATAAATTAGTAATTGAAGACAATATAATTAAAAAACAATTGGACGCTGGTAATGGGACTGCGTTAATTGATACTTTTACTCAAACAAGTCATGGATTTATAATTGGAGATGTTGTTAGATTTGATGGCTCTAATTGGCATAAAGCTAAAGCAGATAGCGCCGAACATGCTGAAGTCCAAGGTGTTGTAAGAAATATAGTTGATGCAAATACTTTTAAATTGGTATACGATGGATTAATTGAAGGTTTAAGCGGTTTAACGCCAGGAACTGTATATTTTTTATCACCAACTACCGCTGGAGCTTTAACCGCAACAGAGCCGACAACATTTGGTCAAATTTCTAAACCAGTTCTATTCGCTCTTTCTTCAACAACAGCAAATGTTTTAACTTTTAGAGGTTACGAGGTGGCTCCATTAAATGGAACAAGTGGAACTTCTGGTACTAGTGGGTCTTCTGGAACTTCGGGATCTTCTGGAACATCTGGAAGTTCTGGAACAAGCGGAATAGCAACTTTAATTTCAGCATTAGCGAGATATAGTAATACTACACAAAGTATTAGTGCAAGTACAAATACATCAGTTACTTGGAACACTTCTGACACTGAAAACAGTAGAGGGTCTATAGGTTTAACATTTGATGGAACAAACAAATTTACAAACACTTCTGGATCTGCGGCTTTTTTTAACGTTGCTGGATTTATAGGTTGGGCGTCTGGAGGAACAGCGGGAACATCTAGATCG